TGCGGCTGCAATTGGTCATATAATTGGTATGGCTTATAATTTACCAAGTCGGCAAAAAGTAACCACATTTTCTGAAAAAAACTCTTTACTTAATGCTCATCCAAAATTAATTGAAAGCGCTGCATTTTGCCATCAATCTTTTCCAAAGATCCAATCTTTGCTAACTGCAATCCATTATGTTGGAACTTATACGGGGAATAATGAAGCTGCAAATGATTATATCAATGTTTGGAAAAATGGCGAAAAAACATATGCCAATGATGCAGCAAGATTTGCCCGTGAATATTTGATTAAAACTACTTCGGGAAATAATGGCATCAATGCTGCATTTAAAACAAGACTAATTGTTCAAAGCTGGAATAAGTTTTTACTAAACGAGCCTATGTTCCAAGCTCGTGTTCCTGATATTTATGGGATCAAGGGCTGGAATATTGACTGCCTTGGATTTTAATTTTAACCCGACAGAAAGAAACTAAAATGCAAATATTAACACTTGCAGGAACTGTTGGCCGTAATGGTGAATTACGCCAAACGCAGGGCGGTGAGCCTGTCTTGGGATTTTCCCTAGCGGTTGACAACGGCAAAGACAAGAACGGCCAGAAGCGCGATGCCACATGGTATGACTGCACATTCTGGGGCAAGCGAGCCACCAGCTTAGAGCCACACATAAAGAAAGGCTTGAAGCTCACACTAACTGGCAGACCTACCGTGCGCGTCCACAACGACAAACCATATCTCGGATGCTCAGTGGATAGCTTCACTTTTATGGGTGGTGGTGATCGCTCGCAATCAACGCAGCAAAATGCTGATTACAATGCACCAGTTTCAGATGATGAGATCCCATTCTGATGAAACACAACGTAGCAAAGCAGCGACACGGATCTTTTCTAATAGCTTTGCTGGACGCTAATGCTGGCGATGAAATCATATATAGCTGTGGCCCCTATGGAACGGGGCCACATATGTCGGCAGCAAGAGAAGCGGCACAGCAAGGATTAGTGATGCTTTATCAAAGAAGAATTGGCGAAGGTCTTTATGATTATATCGCCAAAAGAACAAAAACTGAATTTGGGGGATAATTATGTTTTGGACGGTTCTGGTAATTCACTATTCGATGGAAGCTCTCGGCGTAACAACATTGACGCACGTTGCATATAGCACTGAGCGTAAGTGCAGCACGGCAATGGCCCCGATGCTAAAGATTGTTCAGCATGAGTATCCTGCCGCTTGGGCGCAATGCGAGCCAACATCCACGCCAACACTTCGGCCAAAACCACGGCCAGCATGGCTAGAGAAAGGAATGGGGTAATATACTTTTAGTGCTACTAATATCAGAATATTATTAATCAACTTAAAATGGGCATTAGTAATATCATTGTATTAAAATGATTGTGATGCGGTAAGGAGAATGATGATGCTAACTAAAACTGTAAACAAACTATGGCAAGGCAAGTATCTTTCAATCAGAACATATGAAGCTGAGAAGGCAATCAAAAGTGGTGGCATGAAGCTTTGCTATTTAAATAAGAAAATGTTTTTAACGCCAAAAGAAATTGAAGATCTAAAGCCAACTGGTAATATAATCAGATCCAAAACTGGCGGCAAAGATTACCAGTTAATCGATATTAAGTTTGATCCCAAAGATGAGGAAAACTAAATTATGAGAAGTGAAAGGACAGGATGGGTTGATCGTATGGAACTTGCCCCAAAGCAATTATCAACCCTGATCGCAATAAAAATACTTTCGATAAGAAATCAAGATATAACAGGCGAAACAGTCGCTAAACTTTTAAAAACAACCCGTCCAAGGGCGAGAGGTGTTATGCACTTGCTTGAGGGAAAGAAACTATGCCGCCCAGCTTTTAAAATGATGGATGGAAGTAATAGCTGGTCGTTTGCAATTACGGATCTTGGAAATCATGTTTTAAGGGCCAACATAGGAGATTGAGATGGCAAAGTGGGAAGTAACGGAACCGTGCGGAATGCTCGAAAAGCTACAAAAGAAATTCGGTGATGATAAGGTGAAATCATATATCTATGAGGAGCCGATGGAAGGCATCGATCCAAAAGACATTGAGGACGATGGATTTATCACGATGAGGTTTGGCGACAAATGATATGCAGTTTGATCGGGGTATTTGCAACAATGATCTGGCCAACCCAACTTGTTACGACTTGCCAGTACAAATGCCCCGAACAAAGCCCAAAATTTTATCTTAACTTGCATCGTCCATATGGATCGCAATGCGCAAAAAAATACACAAGGGAGTTTATGGTGGGATATACATCTGGATATACATCTGACGAAATAGGTTTTCAAAGCATCTTGTGGAAATCTAAGCAATGATCATCAACGCAAGCAAGCTAGTCCTATATAAGCCTCTCAAGCCTCTTATATTGACCAAGACACAATTCAACGGCGTAAGCCACGGTCTATCTGAGGCAGGCTACGACATTCGCATCAAGCAATCTATGTGGCTGCATCCATTTCGGCGTTTTAGATTGGCAAGCTCATTCGAACATTTCGATATGCCCAAGAATATGATCGGCATCGTCCATGACAAATCCACATGGGCAAGGCGCGGCCTCTCAGTGTTCAACACAGTGATCGAACCAGACTGGAAGGGCTTTCTAACTTTGGAGCTAGTATATCACGGCATCAAGCCACTGCACATCAGATCTGGATCTGGGATTGCACAGGTGATCTTTCACCAGATCCAAAGCGAAGCCAGCTACGGCGATGGCAAATACCAAAACCAAGCAGATGAACCAGTAGGTGCAAAATGACGCAAAAGGTCGCAAAATGACACGCAGTGAAACACTCGACCTCGCCAAGGGATTAATATCGGGACAGCGCCAGAAAGATTATGGCCCAGCGTCTGAAATGTTCGAAAGCATCTCTATCGGCTGGAATGTGATCATCAAGAAGGCAGGCGGTCAGGTAAGCCCAGCCCATGTCGCCCTGATGATGGATTGGTTGAAAACTTGCCGACTATCTGAGACAATTGATCACAAGGACTCGTGGATTGATAAATGCGGATACAGCGCACTAGGATCGGAGATAGCAATCAAAGATGAATGAAAAAACATTAATGGAAATGAAAAGGCTTCGTAACGTAAGAGATACGGCCTATTTAGAAATGCTCAATTCCAAAGGATCTGATGTCGAGGTGTGCAAGTCGCTCCTCGACGTTGCCGAAAGTAACTATAAGAAATTCATGAGTGAAAACGACCTATCAAATTATCACCACTGGTTCATCTAAATATGCTATCTTGACGAGATACCCCTACAAGATATAGAATACTTATGAAATCGGGGAAAGTTATGAATAAAATAGAACCAGATATTTCCAAACGGCTCACAAGGGCTGGTGCAGGCCGTCCTAAAGGATCTGTGAACAAAGTGACGGGATTGCTCAAGGATGCCATCCTACAGGCCGCTGAGAGCGCTGGGAATAAGATTGGCGGCGATGGGATGGTAAGCTATCTCACGCATCAAGCAGAGGAAAACCCAAACGCCTTTATGGGACTGCTTGGCAAGGTTCTGCCGTTACAAATCAATGGCAGCGGTAAAGAGGGCGAACATGAGGTGATCTTTAAATGGCAGAAGTCGTAGAAATACCCTACGCGCCCCGTGCATTACTAGAACCATTCCACGACAGAACAGAGCGCTTTGCCTGCATAGTTGCACACAGGCGCTTCGGCAAAACAGTAGGAGCTATCAATGACCTCATTAAAGACTGCCTTACGGCGACTTTACCAAACACTAGAGTGGCTTACATTGCACCATATTATCGACAGGCCAAAGCTATTGTTTGGGACTATGCGAAGCACTATACGCAGACTATTCCAAACATCCAAGTAAACGAGAGCGAGCTTAGAATTGATTTCCCGAATGGTGCGCGACTTCGCCTGTTCGGGGCGGATAACTTCGATGCAATGCGCGGTCTTTACTTCGACAGTGTGTGCATGGACGAGCCTGCCGACTTCCCATCATCAGCATGGCCGACAGTCATAAGACCCGCCATTGCTGATCGTAAGGGCAAGGCAACTTTCATTGGAACCCCAAAAGGCAAGAATGATTTCTGGGCCATCTATGATCGCGCTCGCAACGATGATAATTGGTTCTGCGCCGTGTATAAGGCCAGCGAGACAACTGTGCTGGATCAGGAAGAATTAGACGATGCTCGCCGCACGATGGGTGAGGATCGTTATTTGCAGGAGTTTGAGTGCAGCTTTGAGGCGGCCATTCAAGGCGCTTACTACGGCACAGAGATGCAATTAGCTACTGAGGCCAAGCGCGTTAGTGTGGTGCCGTATGAGCCATCTGTGGCCGTT